ATTTCTCTTCCACAGGCTCTTCCTTGGCGTTCGCGGTAATGATGGCCAGCTCTCTTATTTTGTTTCGCCACATGACCAGAACTGTGTCTGCCAGATCGGTAATCGCGCTGCCTCCCCGGATATCCATTTTGCCAGGCTGCGCCAGTTCGTTCGGCCCTTTTCGCGGGTGCGCGATCAGAAACACATGCACAGGGAATTCGTTTTTAAAGTCACATAATCGCTCAACAAACATCTTTTGGCCGTCATAATCATCCTCCGCCAATCCGCATTTCAGCAGGCTGTCGATGACGAATACTGAAATTCCATATCTACGATGAGCGTACTCAAAAACCTCGAGCAACCTGTCGGCCTTCGCCGTTTTAGTCAATTCGAAAAGCCATAGCTTATCCCTGAACCAAGCCATCGTTTTTTCGATCGTCGGGACATTCGGCTGCTTCTCACAACTGGCCTGAATCACCCCCCTCTGAAGTAGCCGACGGATCGGCATTTCGCCCGAATAAACACATGCTCGCTCTCCTCGGGACATCGCCTCGAGTACAGCCTGCATCACGTATTGTGATTTCCCGTGACCGTTGATTCCAGTGAGCACTGTCAACTCATGCCAGCGGCTCCGGAGATCGCCTCTGGCAGAAGGAAACGGCGTGTCGAAGCCAGGATCAAGCGCCTGCCCGTCCTCTCCCAGCAAAAACATTTCCTTGACTTCCTTGACGTATTTAGCAGCCTGCCGAAGCTCAACCGGGTCAATCGATTTAGCGTTATCGATGAACGATTTGGCTTCACGTTCAGCATCAACCATCGACGCGCTCTGTAGAAGCAGATTGATATCCTCATAATCACCTGTGTCCACCAGCCAACAACGATCTCCACCTAATCGGTTAATGACCAGCATCGCCCCTTCTTGGCCTGCCTCATCCATGTCGAAGGCAATGTAGATTTTATCGAATCTCTCAAGGCTTTCGAACTCAGACTCGATCCAACTTAAACCCTTCGCACCAGTCGGCACAGACAAGCAGGGGTGCCCAAGCTGATGCCAACTAGCCATGTCCACCTCCCCCTCTGTGATCACTACTTCTCTGGTGTCAGAAGGAATGGCATGCCAGCCCATCAAGCAGACTGTAGAGTTTCCCAGCACCCGCATTTTCTTCTTGTCGAAAACGTCCCTGACCTTTCCAAAAATCAGATCTCCTTGATCGTTGAGGTACGGGAACAAAATCTCTGTTTTGCTTACTTGAACAATGCGGAGTTGATCAAGCGTGTCTTCGGTCAACCCACGATCTACGGAGAGCCACTTTAAAACCTCGCCATAAGGTTTTTTATAACTGGGCCATAGTACGGCCTCACTTTTCTCAGCGGGGCTAAGAGGGGTTGTAAGGTGGCTCTGAGTGTCTGTCACTCCAAGCCATCTTTGGGCATCTTTCATCGCAGTTTTCATATCCTGACGATTGACCCTGGCCCATAGATCCAGAAGATCGCCTCCCGGCCCGTCCCCAGCAAAATCATTCCAAACCCCTGCTTTTTCCCCGGCCAGCCTAATCTTCAAGCTCTTCCCTTCGGTTCCGTCCAAGCCGCCAACTTCCCACTCGCCCCCTTTGCGTTTTCCGCCGGGAAGCAGCGTACTAGCCACTGACTCAGCCTGCAGCGCAAGCCTGGCCGCGATCTCGTTCGCCTTCATTTCGGATGTCCCGTCGCCAGCAGCAACGCATCTAAATCAAATCCGGCCGATTTCAATTCATCGGAGCCCCAATCCTGAAGGTAATATTCATTTGGGCCGAGAAACGTACCCGGATTGAGGATGTAAACCGTCCCAGTTTTTTCAGTTCGATCCATATGATTAGAATATTTTCTCGCTCCCGCGATCAGCGCAGCAGGTTCCACCTTGAGATTGATGCGGGCATTCCATTTCTTCCAACCTACTGTCCAGTTATGACGGTTCGCAGCTTTGGGGTATGCAGCCTTGAATTCTTCAAATAATTCTGGGTGCATTGGGCCGGTAGGCGGATCCTTTGGTTTCTTTGGTGGCAAATCTTTTTTTGAATCAATTTTCTCTAGTCCCGCCTTTGGGGGGACGAAGGGTTTTTCTGTCTCTGTCTCTGTCTCTGTCTCTGTAGTTACGGTTTCGTTACGGTTTCGTAACGGTTTCGTAACGATTCCAGCACATTCAATGAAACCGCACCTCTCAAGCTCTTGGAGAGATTCGGTCAGTGTTGATTCGTCAATTCTTAGTCGAAACGAGATTTCTTTGATTTCTAGGTCAATATTGCCTGAAGATGGGTCTTCATCCTCGCAAGCTAAAAGCCAAATCATAGGCAATAAAGCGCGAGAATCTGCGCCCATCATTTGGAACTCATAATTGTCTAACATGGTGCGATGGAATCTAATCCAAGGGGGGCGACGATCTTTGTAAGATTGATATTTTGACCAATTGATAACTTTCAACAAGAGGGCTTCCTCTTCCCTCTCTCCAAAAAGTAGCGCAACTCCACGCAACGATGCGTTGGGATGCTGGCGAGTTTCCCCGTTCGAAGCCGGTGAATGTATCTGTAAGACCAAGGCCGCCCCAACCCGATCACCATGTCAGCCCAGGGCTCCTTATATTCATCTAGCATTCGAAGAGTGTCGGCCTCAAAGCTTTCTAAACATACTTTCATTTGTATCTCTCTTTTGTCACGACATTGTGGACATTCTGTCCCGAAAGTGCGACTATATCAACTCATTTAGTTAACTTTAATTATGTTTACTTGCCAAGGAAATATTATGAGCAAAATCGAAAGTGATAACAGTCAACACCCTCCTCTCATCGACGGTCAGCGCGGATACGGAATGACCGAAGCGAGGAATCCCCCAGCCAACACCCAAATTAACTACGAGAGTATCCCCCCGCAGCACACTCCAACCCAACAATTAATGCTTATGATACAAGGGTCTATGGAAAACCCTAATATTGACCGAGATATGGTGAAGGATTTATGGGCAATGCAAAAAGAAGCTCGAATTCTTGACGCGGAACAGGCCTTCAAAGAAGGGTTATCCATATTTGCTGGGCTCAAAAAGACAATAAATAAACAGACTAAAGGTCATGTAAATGACTATGCAGATTACCCGACCCTTGTAAGCACCATCACTCCCTGGCTCGAAGCGTCGGGCCTTTCTTTTGAGCACCAACAGGACGCCCCCGTGCAGGACGAAAACGGCCGCATAGTCTTCGTAATGGTGCATTGTATAGCTTCTCACAAGGGAGGGCACACAGGAGCGAAGCATAGTATGCCCGCTCTGCCTGACTACGAGAATAGCAACAGCCGAACCCTTTCGCCTTCACAGCAATTACAAGCCGCGATCACCTATGCCCAGCGTCAAACTCTCAAGCAGACGTTCGGCCTGGCCGAAGGAGCAGACAGTCTGCTGGATCTAGATTCGGTCCGAGGGCCGAGTAAGCGGCCAGATGATGTCGACACCGACACCGAAAGCCTCGTATCAAAGTCGACCAGCCCCCCGAAGGGGAACAAACAGGCGACTGCAACACTAAGCCAGGTCAAGATGATGAAAATGAAGTTGAATAATCTGGGCGTTGACCCGTCCACGCTTCTGGCGGAATTCGGGCTAAAAGGGATTGAAGAAGTAGCGCGGCCGAATGTAAACAAGGTGTTGAAATGGATCGAAGGGCAGGCCAATTGAACGCGCATGCTTTTGAGGTAGAAACAGATGCTTGAATTCACCGAAGAGGGGCATTTATACAAATGGAACGGCGAGAAAGTCTTGAGTGTTACTCAGACCCTTGAGCCTTTATACGCATATTCTGGCATCCCGGATCATATTATGAAGGCTGCATCGGAGAGAGGCACCGCCGTGCATCTGGCTTGCGAATACCTCGACAACGGCGTGGAATTTGATATTAGCCCAGAGATTGAGCCCTACCTGGAAGCGTGGAAAACTTTCTTGATAGACTCTCAATTTGAATGCGAACTGGTTGAAAGCCTGCTTTATCACCCGCTGTACCGGTATGCAGGAGCAGTCGATAGAGTCGGGCAGTTGCCCGGAAAGGGCAGAGGGAAAAAGAGGCGGGCTATCATAGACATCAAAACCACGGTGAATTTGATGCCAACCGCTGGGCCTCAACTCGCGGCCTATCTTGAAGCCTTTAACGTCAATTTTAAAGACATGCCAGCGCAAGATCGCTACGTCGTACAACTGAAAAAAGATGGGACATTCAAGTTTCACAAACACGCAGATAAGAATGACTTCCAGTTATTTTTATCCTGCCAAAATATCGTTAAATGGAAAGCCGCAAATGGCTATTGAGGGATTCATGAGTGAGCAAGCAGGAAAAATGGCTGAATTCGAGGTGTGCATCGACCAAGAGACGCTAGACATGATGGAAAAGGCTTTCTCCTTTTGCAGCAACGAGGAATACATTGAAATCAAAACGGATGCTGATTACGACTATGTTGTGGAGATGGTGAAGAAGGTCAAAACCTACGCGAAGCACGGGACGGTCGCCAGAGGAGAATTAACCCAACCGCTGGAGGCGGCAAAGAAGTCGTTAATTGCCCAGTTCAAGGCATTTGAGACGATGACAGCGGCCACTGAGAGGCGACTAAAGGATTTAATGGGCGCTTACCAGGCACAGGAGGAAGAGTCCCGCAGGAAGGCTCAGGCGGCGCTAGACAGGAAGGCGGAGGCGAAAAGGAAGCGTCTTGAGGCAAGAGCTAAAGCTGCTACTGATGATGGGAACGATCAAAAAGCGCAAGATCTTCTCCAGAAGGCGGCATTTCTGCCGGTAGACCAGGTTGCAGGTGCCCCGGAAGTCGCCGGAGTCTCGCAATCGAGCCGCTATGTAGCAGAGCTAGAGGATCTGTCGCTTTTTGTGGCGGGAGTAGCGTCAGGGAAAATAGGGCTCAAGTTCATTGATGTCAACCAGCCCGAGCTGAACAAGGCCGCAACAGCTATGGGGCTAGATCTTAACTTCCCCGGCGTATCTGTTCGCAAAAAAAACCACATTGTTATAAGGAATTAAAATGAGTGATCCGCAATTTAAAGAACGATATGACGTAAATTCATGCACCTTCATTGGCCGACTAGGGGAAGATCCAGAAGCTCGCTATCTGGAGGACGGGACGTCAGTCTGCAATTTCAGCATTGCCGTACAAAAAGGAAAAGTTGCTATGTGGGTACGCTGCGTAGCATGGAAAAAGCTTGGAGACATCTGTGGTGAATATCTAAAAAAAGGCACTAAAGTCTATGTCTGCGGCAGAATGGATAATCGAAAATACGATAAGGATGGGGTGTCAATGATATCAACAGAGATTGTGCTGCGAGAAATGCAGATGCTCTAGGTTCAAGCGCCGGGGAACTGGTTGAGCGATCCTTGACAGTCTTAGGCTTCACAGAGGCCACCCGGCGACCTCTACATTGCATCTTCTTCCCACCCTTTTGGCATTACGGCCTCAGCATATTGTTCGCTGAATTTAGCCATCAAACTCCTCATCTTCTCATCTATAGAATCTACACGGATTTTCATTTTCTCTCGATCGTCGTCACCGTATCGGCTAATCACTTTCCTTTTATTGGCTCGTAATTCTCGCAGCCTCGACCTGACATACTTCTCTCTCGCAATCATTCTCGATCTTGGGTCCGATCGAAGCTCGCGCACCAGTTCGACTGACTTCTGCTTCCTGGCGTCCTTAATCTCCGCACCATGAATACTAATATCTTCCGCCCGATCATAATACCGAGATGGAAGAGACTTACGGTCATCGTAGCCATACAACTTCCGGAGTATTATAATATCATCGACCTCAATATCTTCCCCGATTGCGAGCTTATGGCCCATATTCAGGGAGTCAGTAACCGTTCTGAGCGCCGCGCCACCAGCAAAATCGACAAGCAGATCCAGCCACTCCGGCGATACGTCGAAGAACCCCGGTCGGCGCGAGCTGCCCCCAGAGCCTTCGCTCAGGAATTTTGCAATTGCTTTAGAGGATTCGCGGGACGATGACCAATACCTCTCCGCATTAGGAAGCTCCGGCCCATAGCCAAGACTCTCTGGCATCACTGGAATGCCAGCCCAGTTCTTATTTTCAGCGATCTGGGCAAACGGATCGATCACCGTGGGGGCCAGCGTTTGCAATAATGTGCCTTGGCCTACGGGATTGAATGCGTCTACGACAGAACTGGTAAATCTCCCGGCAGAATCCAGAGGGCTATACGATTGATCTTTCTCGGTCGCCGCCTGGAATCCTCGGCCCAACTCCTGGCCTAAGACATGCAGCGCGTTATATCCCCAAGGCAGCGGCCACTTAAAGATCGGGCCATCCTCCCCCATAATAATTAGGTTTCTGTTCTTTACGTGGTCAGGCAACGCATCGTAACGATTCTCGCCATCATCATCATCACCCGACAATATGCGGTTCAAGATATCAAAAATCATAGCGAAGCCCACAGTGGCTCCAGCGAGCTTCCTGCCCTTCTTTGAGTGCTTTAATGTTTGTAGCATCCTCACAGAGCCTTGCATCGAGGCGTTAAAGAACAGGAACGCGGCGTTCATTGCAGGCCCGTACATACCTTTCCTGTTAAAGTTAACGGTCAGATCCTTCGCCAGAGAAGCCGCAGCCCTCTCAGACATACCGCCCCCTCCCTCCTCAACGGGTGTAACCCCGTGTTTGAATGCGGATAGCCGAATCGCGTTCTCAACTATAGTGTTGTAGTCATCAACAAGCTTGATGATAGGCTTCAAGATGTGATCTTGGCGGCCAGTTTTGTTGAACCGCTCAACCCTCTTGTTCAGGTCAGCAGCGGTCTTTTCCAGATCGTTGTGGACATCGATCCAGCCCGTCTTACCCCCGGCCTTCCGGAATCTTTCCGCCCAAGCCACCCACTCGTCGTTCGCATCCGACGCCATCTCATTTCGGATGTTCTTTTTCAAACCCTTCACCGCCTTCGGGAAATCGGCCATGATCTTTAATTCCATGCCTTCCAATTCAGTGCTCGTCAAATTGTATGCAGCGGTCTGTACGTCACGGGCGGGATTAGAGATAAAGAACTCAATATTGTAATTGGTGTTCATCGCAGACAGGAACCTATTTAATGACATCAAGGTACGCAGGCCCCGGTTCATTCCCGTCTGGTCAAGGTTCTTCATCGCGCCAACCAATCTCATGGCCGAAGGATTCTCTTCATTGAATGTAATGAAGTGCTGCTCCCCGTCCACCTTTACGGACAGAACATTATCTTTATTAGCAGGGTTCACCTCAGAATATCCCGCCTCGCCTTTCATTTTTAGTTCGTTTTCTGGATCTTTCTTGTACTTCACCCAAGACATTAGCTCAGGTTCGTCAACTTTCCACCAGGCGGGATCTGAATTCTCGTAGACAAAATTGAGCAAAGCTTTACCAACCCGATTTTTTTCTGCACGGACTTGGCTTACTTGGTACTGGGAGATCATGTTGCCAACCAAATTATCATGGTCTACATCCATCGAAGAGCCGACTCGCTGCTTGCTTTCCTTTCCCTTAATATTGAAGCCTTGCCCGTGAGCAGAAGAAAGATTGGCAACGGAATTATTAAAATCAGCCCGGCTCAGAGGGACGTAATGCCCGTATCGGGACATCCAAGCATTGGCTTCGAATGGAGATAACAGGTCATTATCGACCAATAGATCTACTCGAGCTTTATTGATCTTGTCTACTAGCTTGGCCACAGCAGGCAATTTCTCGTTTGCTCTTCTGTGCTCCAATATTTCTCGAGCCTCCTCATTAGACATCCCAGAAAGGGCCTTATTGTTGTCTCGGTTAGGATTAATCTCTTCCAGATAAGCGTTTGCTTCTTCTGCGTGGCGGGCATGAAGATATTCACCCACCTGCCCCATTGTCAGAGATGAATTGCCAATCGCTTCCAGTAAAGGCGTGAGATAGTCACGCTCGAAATTAGCCAGCTTTTCTCCCGCAAGCCCCTGCCATATCGATTCAGCCATATAGAAATCGGCATCTTCATTGCTGACCCGGCCTTTTTGCACCTCTTTCGCGTCAATCATCTTGTCCTGAAAGTTGTACCGGAATTCGTTTAAGCGCCCCCGGATCGTGGTTTCAATCGCTTGAACCTCTCCGAGCGTAGGCATAGGCGTTGGCGCTAAATCTGGATCACCCGCTTCTATCGAGAAGAACGTGGCCGTATCGTAGATCCGCTCCATTGCGGCATCGTCCAGATCGACGTACCAGTAGCCGGACGGGGATAGCGAGGAAGCTACCTTTTCAGCAGTCTCCTTGTCGCGATACCATTCTATTTCCCCAGAGCGAGCCCTGTCCCATTCGCCGTTTACATCAACGAGCCCC